TTCAGACTCGTCCGCAACTTCAGCGTCGCGGTCCCGTTCGTCGGGGGGATGATGAGCGCCGCAACGCTGCCGGTCGGAACCGCAATCGTGTTGTCCCCAGACGCGAGCGTCACGCTGATGGTCTCGCCGATGACTGTGGTGCCGGTGATGGTGATAGGGCCGATGACCCTTTCGCCCTGCGGCTCCCCCGCCGACAGTCCGCTGATGGTGAAGGTGCCGGCCACCGGTCAACCCTCGGGAGTGGCTGCGGGCGGCTCGGCTGCGGGTTCCGGCTCGGGCTCGGCGGGAGTCGCATCCTCGGACACCAACTCGGCGAGCTGCGCATCCTCCACGTTCTCACGCCTCCCCGCCAGCAAGTCCGCGAAGATGCCAAGGTGAATCTTCGCCTTGTGCAAATGCACCAGGTCCGTGAACGCGCTGCCCGCATCCTCGATGTCCTTCTCGAACGCCTTCAAGTCCTTCTCGACGGTCGCAACCGTCTGCTTCAGCTCGCCAACGAGCTTCGCTCCTGCGGACATGGCCGCCACCTTTCCTTTCGACTGACTTACGAAATCCTGTGTGTTTCACGGTGATGCCCGACCGCCGGCTCATGCCAGTGATGCTGCAACCCCGCCGCGCGCAACCGCTCCCCGATCCGGTCGCACAAGTTGTGCCAATCCCACCCTTCACGCGGAATGCTTGAGAGCGCGTCAGGCATCAGCTGCATCGCCTCCGCGCGAAACCGGGTGCACCCCAACTGGTTACGCCACCCCTCCCGACACTCCCGATGGCAGATATCCGCGTACGCGTACAAGCACCACGGCTCCGGACAGGTCTCAAACGCCTCGATCACATCAGGGCGGCACTCCACATCGTGCTCGAGCAGCGCGAACGACTCGCCGCGCGCCCACACGTCCAGCAACATGGCGTAGTACGCGTTCGGCGAGTTCGACACGTCCACCCACACCGCATCCCGCGGCGCCGACTCCACCGTCCGCGGATGCACCGCCGTGTACGGCACATACCACCTGGTCGTTCCGGCCAACAACGCCGGCCGCGGAGGCTCAATCTCACCGCGCGGCAACAACACCGTCAGGTTCCCGCCATCCTCCACCAGCCGGGCACGGGAACCGTCCGGCAACGAGAACGACCTCACCGGCACTCCATGCCGATCCGGGACGGGACCGCGAACTCCACCCGAGCGGGCCGGGTCAAACTCCCCGCGGGACGCCAGCCGAGCTCAACATCGAACTCGGCTGACATCTCCCACGGAACCTGAGCGGGACCGCCGACCGTCTCATCTGCACGCGTGCTGTCGGGATCCCGCTCAACCATCGCTCGGCCCTCTTAGCTGAGGAACACGATCGGCGTGTTTGCCTGCGCCGACGACGACGCGATCGTGGACGCGGCAGTCGCGCCCTGCGCCGAACCGTGAGTCACCGCGCACACCTTCAACGGCATGCCGGTGAACCACTGATACGACACCGCCGTCGCCGGCGCCACGCACGCCAGTGACGGGGTAGCCGTGCCGGTCACGCACACCGAGGCGTACACGAACCCGTTCGGGCAGTCCGTCGGGTTCACGATGTACGGCGACGCGAGCGTGAACGTGAACACGCCCGACGCCGCGATCGCCGCCGTCACGCCGTCCGTTGACTGGCCGATGAGCGCCGGCGCGGCGCCGGTGCCCTTGTACAGCGCGGCGAACGAGTGCGTTGGCGTTGACGCCGCAGTCGCACCGACGAGCACGTTGATTTTCGTGATGACGTCCCCGTACTCGACGGGGACCGCGACCGATGTTTGCACGCCGGACGCGAGAGCGCCGGACTGGTCCGACAGGTTCGCAAGCCCGAACCACTCCGCGTTCGACCGCAAAGCGATGTTGCCCTGCGTGCCGTTGAACGTAGCGAGCAGCTTGCTGAGGGGATGCGTGCCGGGATAACGGCCACGCTCAGTGTCACCCATGTGACTTTCCTTTCAGAGTTGAGGGGTCGGTATCAGCGGAAGAAGTCGCCGTAGCCGGTCGACGGCTTCGCCAGGCCCGAGCCGGTGCACACCGCGAACGACTGGCCGTACCGGACGAGGAACGCCTTGTACCCGTAGATGCGGAACCGGACGCCAAGGCTTCCGGACAGCACTTCGCGGAACACGTCCGTGCGGAGCGCGTCCTCGAACAGCCAGGAGTCATCCCACAGGCCACCGATGACAACGTCACGGTTCGCGCCACCGCCGTCCGTGTTGTCGGTCGTCGGGATGTTGTCGTCCGCGTACACCGGAGCGTCCGACAGGTACGGCAGGAACCCGACGAGACCTTCCGCCGGAAGGCCCTGCTCGACGCGTGCCTGGATGTTGTACGGGCCGCCGTTCAGCGTCTCGCCGAGCGGTCGGTTGTTCGCGTCCAGACCCGTCGAGTAGTACGCCCACCGGGAGCCGTGCGTCACGAACTTCAGGTTCCCGTCGCCGGCACGGAACCGATTCGCGGCAATCTTCGACCACATCGGGCCGAACACGCCGGGAGCCATGTGCGCCGGCACCGGAGTGCCCTCCGTGTACGTCACCGTGTTCACACCCGACCACGCGGAACTGCCGGACCCGTTGTAGATGCCCTGCAGGTGGCCGCCGTTCAGCGTCGCCGCGTTCGACCCGTCACCAGCGATGATCTCCGCGTCCAGGAACTTGTCGTGCGCGGCCATCAGGTCCGTGGTGACAACCTCGTCCACGATGCCGTGCGGCGACATCTCGAGCAGCTGAACCGCAACATCGGAGTAGCCGCCGACCGTCTTCACGTTCGCCTGCACCGACGTGTCCGTCCAGTCCTGCGACGGGAGACCCGAGTTGTTCATCTGCTGGTAGCCGACGACCGTCAGCGTGGACAGCTTCGGAATGTTGATGCTGTTCGTTCCGGCCGGGAGCGGCATCTGCCGCGGCAGGTTCCCGACGACGCGGTGCGCGCGCAGACCGGGGATGAACTGGTCCACGAGCCAGGTCGGCGGCACGAAGTACCCGCCCTGACCCTGAGTCATGTTCGGCTCGACCCGCATCTCGAACGGGCTGTACAGCCCGCCGCGCATCTCGCGCATCAGCGCCTCGGCCTTCCGCTGATCCTTGAACGACGCGTAGAACGCGAGCTCGGCCTGCTCGAACGCGGCCTGCGCCGCCTTCGCGCGCGCCTCCGCACGCTTCGGCATCTCCACGTCCATCTCCTGGCCGTGACGGACCAGCCGGGCCTGAGCGTGGTCGCGGGTGCCGCGCGACTGCAGCGTGATACCCGGACCGTGCACCAGCGCCAGGTCCACGTAGTAGCTGACGCTATCGCTGCCACGAGCGTTGTCCGACCGGTACGTCAGCGGCTCCGACGTGATGCTGAGCGACGTGCCGGCGGATGCCGCGGCCGCCTCGTCGCGACGCGCCCGGATGGCCTCCTGGTCGGCGATCCGGTCGTCCATCTCCTCGATGGCCGCCTTGCGCTGATCCGAGTCGGCCTTGAAAGCCGCCTCCGCGTCCTTGAACACCTGGATCTCGCGGTCGCGAGCCTCCTCCGGAAGCGCCTTGAACGCGTCCGCCTGCTGGCGCTCCTCGAACTGCTGACGCTCCGTCTCGCGAGCGTTCGTGATTTCAGCCCACGCGTCGAGCTTGCCCAGCCGCTGAGAGCGGAGCTTGTCGAGCAGGGTGGGCTCCTTGACCTTGGTGGCCATGAGAGTCCCCTTTCGGGAGTCGTGTGACTTAGTGGCTCCCGGGTGACACCCCTCGTAGGAAGGTCGGCGCGGGGTACTGCATGGGGCGGCGGGTGCAACCCGGAAAACCGGGGTGCGGCGCGCCGCTAAAGAGGCGGCGGGACCCGGAGTCGCACCGGGAACAGCGGGGTTATGAGCCCCGTGTCAGCACTCGCTGCCCCGCACCGGGGCTTAGGAGGTGAACCCGGACTGCACGACAAGCCCCGTGCCGGACACCACGCTGATGCCAGCAGGCCGCCGGCCGGTGATGGCTGCCACGTTCGTGTGCATCTGCAGCCGGACACCCATCGCGCCGGACAGCGGCTCGCGAGCAATCAGGGTGCTCGGCGCGCCCTCGAACAGAACCTGGTCCGTCGGCCGCGAGCAGACAATCGCGTCCTGTGTGCCGCCCGTGAACGTCAGCGACCCCGGGTTGCCGGACATCACCATGGGAATCGCATCAGTCAAGAACACGGGGATACCAAGCAGCCCGGACACGGGGTCCGGGGTGTCGTCGTCGGCCCCGAGGTAGAACCTCGTATCGAGCCCGTACGGCCGCTGGTTCGTGGAGTCCTCGGAGGTCATCAGCCACGCCCACCGGGCTGACCGCATGAGCCAGCACTCCGGCGGCCTGAGACGCTGATTCCCGACGTGCGCGAACGCCTGACCGAGAATCGGGAACAGGCCGGTGCCGGTCGGCGACCCGGCCGTGTACGTCGCCGCGTTCGTGCCCGACAGCGACAGGATGCCAGGAAGCTGCGCCTGCGCGACCGTCGTGGCCGTGTTCCCGTCCGACCCGAACAGCAACTGCTGCTCCAAGTCGTACGTCGTGGCTTCGGACAGGTCGGTGAAGATCGCCCAGTCCAAGGCTGCGGCGGCCGGCGAGAGCTCCAGGAGTTGCAGCGCGACATCCTCTGTGCCGGAGACGGCAACAACCGCCGACGTCCCCGACGAATCCACGAGGTCCACGTCATCGACCGACGTGGTATCCAGCGCCGGGGCGGCGCCGGTTCCCGTGGTGACGATCGGCAGGTTCACCGATGACACGCCCATCGGCAGGTCAAACCGGCGCATCAGCCCGGAGAGGACGCGGCCGGGGCGGTTCGCGGTCGCGAACAGCTCGTTCAACCACGCGGGCGGGCTGAAGTACCCGCCCTGCCCGTCGTTGCGGTTCGGCTCGACGCGGAACTCGACGCCGCCGGCGCGGAGCGAGCGCTCCGCCGCGGACTGCCGGTCGCGGGCGAGGTGCAGCATCTGCTCCGCGTGCCTCTCGAGCCGCCCCAAAGCCCCCGGAGCAAGCAGCAGCCCATGATAGGTCGCCAAGTCCCGGTAAAAGCTGTGCGGGCCGCCCGGGTGGTACACGAACTCCGTCGACAACGCGCCCGCCGCGCCACGGCGCTCAAGGTCGTCCGCGAGCGCGCGCAGCGCAGCCGGCGCCGCAGCGAGAGTTTCAACTGTGCTCATGCCGACCTCCTCAAACGCTCGATCTCCACACGCGCACGGCTCGTGAAGTCCGGAAGCACCACCAGCCTCGACGCGACGCACGCCTCCGGGGGCTCAGGCTCGGGGTCCGGGACCGCGCGCAACACGCGCCGCACACCCTCCGGATCGCCGCCCAAACCCGCCGCGATCATGTCCAAAAGCTCCAGATTCCCGTCAGAAACCCGGTTTCCGGACCGGATCTCCGCCAAAACCTGTTCAAACGCCGACCACGTCAACCCGCGGGCGGACAGGACCGCCATCGCGGACCGCATCGACAACGGGTGGTCACCGGTGTGCGGGTTCGCGCCGTAGTTCACCGGCGACACATCGCCCTTGTCCAAGCTGACCTCGGTGATCCATCGCTCCGCGTAGTCCTCCGACCACGTCTGCCGGGTGACCCGGAACGCGAACGACGACTCGGTGATCGCGCCGTCCTCGATCGCCGCGCGGAGAATCTGCACATCCGGACGATCCGGATTCAACCTGGCCTCGTAATGCAGGCCGGTCAGATCCTCCGACAGCTTCAGCGACCCGGCCTTTGTGCGAGCCATCGTCAACCCGCCACCGGCACCGTGATTCGGCAGGAACGCGACATCCGCGTTCTCACGGATCGTTTTCGCGAATGCGCCGCGAACGATCGACTCCGTCCACGGGCCGATCATGTCCTCCATCTCATATGAGTTCGACCGGTCGTCCCGGTCCGCGCACGTCGTAGACGCGTACCCCGAGCACACGAGCTCAGTGCCGCCCGTGCCGTTCGGAACCTCGCGAAGCTCGAGCGTGGACACCATGCGCCGCTGCTCCCGGACGCCCCTCATCTCGTCGCGCACCGCGCGCACCTCAGTCGACACCGACCGGCGCTTCCTGGCCACATACGTGGTGACCGGCCGCACCTTCACCGGCTCGCCGAGCAGCACCACCTTGTCGTCGTGATCCCACTCAAACGCGGACGACCACAGATCGGCGCCAGCGCAGTACACGACCACGTACGGGTCCGCGTCCGTCCCGGAGCCGTACCAGTCCTGCACCCAGCACCAGTAGAACTCGCCGTCGCAAGCGTCCTCCACCGCGCCGTCCAGGGCGGCGAACACGTCCATCGCGGTCTCCCGCACCTCGAGTGCGACGCCGCCGCGCGCGTTCTCCTCCTTCAGCGACCCGTCCGACTGCCAGTTGTCCGGGATCAGGTCCGACTCCTCCAACTGCCGCGCGCGCTTCATCACGTACCGGCGGATCGCGTCATGGTCGCTGCCGCCGCGGCCGACCGCGCGAATCGCGTTCTTCAGATCCTCGACGTCCGCGATCGGGTACGCGTACGTGCCGTCGTCGTTCTTGAACGCCTTGCCTTCCGCGCCGAGCGCGTCAATCTCAGCCTGCGTGTAGTCGCGAACCTCGACGCCCGAGGGCGCTGAACGTGCCATAAGAGCCCTCCAAGTCGGGCGGTAGAGAACGGGGTGCTACTCAGTCAGCCTTGTCGCCGCCCGGGCCGACCCCGGACGACGAAGGCGCCTTTACCGGCGCCGAGTTCAACGGCGCGTCGAACGCGCCCAACACGGCGGCCTGCGCCGGATCTGTCACGCGCGGCAGGCCCTCCGCCGCACGAATCTCCTCATTGTTCATCGCACCGATCACACGGGCGATCTGGTACGCCGACCACCGCTGCAACGTGTCGCCACGCAACCGCTGGCTGAGGTCGAACGTCACGAACTGCCGGCGAGGAAGCCACGACCTGAACAGGTCCTCCCACCGGCACAGCCAGATCAGCAGCGTGTTCCGGACATAGCCGAGCTCTTGCTGTTCGATCCCGTTGCCCCAGCTCGTGGACTTCTCGGTCATCCCGAGAGCGTGCGGCGGGACTCGGTAGATCATCCCGGAGATGACCGACGCGCTGTACTGCATCTGCTCAAGGAACTGCGCGTCCCCGAGCGTCATCGTGATCGGCTTCCACTCCGCGCCGCCGGTCAGGATCGCCGGAAGGTGCGCGTGCGCTATTCCCTGGTGACGCGCCTTCCACGCGTCCACCATCTCGTGGACCTCATCCTCGTTGAGATCGTCCGGGACGGTGATGAACCCGTCCGGTCGCGCGCTGTTCTGAAAGAACGCCGCAGCCCACAAGTCCTGAGCGCGCCCGAGACCGATCGCATTCCGCAGGTACTCCACCGGGCCGATGCCGACGAGCCCTTCCGGCACCGACAGCGCCATCGCCCTCGTCACATCGTCGGGCGGCACCACCTTGTTCCAGTACCGCGTCTCGATGGTCCCGTCCGGCAGCCGCCGCACCTTCGCGTGGTCCGGATGAACGAGCTTCACCTGCGCCGGCAGCAGCGTCTCCGGATCCCGCGACGCGACCTGCCCGTACACGTTCCCGCGGAGCAGCATCGACACGCTCCCCTGCGTGACGAAGTCCCGGCAGGTGATCTCCGACCACGGCTGCTGAATGACCGGGGAGAGCGGCATCGGTCGCGCCTCGTCGCCGACCATCCGCCACTGCTGCAGGGGGAGGGTCGCGATCGAGTCGGAGATGAACGACACGGACCCGTACACCGCCGCCTGCTGCAGCGCCGTCTGCTCCGACACCTGCACCCCAGCGACACCCATCCCGATCTGGCCGGGCGGCGGCGGCGCGGTCGACCCGTACGGGAGCAGCGGGTTAGCTGACCGCGACTGGTATGTCCCCTCGCGGGTCAGGATCTGCACGGGCGCCTACTCGTCAAGCTGCGCGAACGCGACGTTCTCACGCGGCACGAACGTTTCACCCGCCATCGACGTGCCCTTCCCGCTCGCATCCAACAGCCTCGCGGCGCGCAGAATCAGCCCGTCGACCGTGGTCTCCATGAGCACGCCCTCGATCGACTGGTCCTGCCTGGTGTGCACGATGACCTTCTTCCTGAGCACGCCGTCGAGCCACCGTCGAGCCGCAGCCGCACCCCGAAGATCAGCGACCGCCGCCTCGGCAGCATCCAACCGCGCGACCAGGGTCGCGTCCTGCAAGTTCTGTCGGCGCAAAGCGCCCTCCCTTACACGTAGTCGTACGGGTTGATGACCCTTGCGCGGCTCTTACGCCGCGAATGGCCCCACAGCGCCAGCGTCGCCGCGACGAGCGGTGAGATGTCTGCGCCGCCGGAACCCTGCCGCGACCACTTCCACCGGTCACCGAGCGGCGCCTTGCGAGCGGCAGCGAGCGCCGCGTCCAACTCGGGCTGCGGCGCCGGATACCTGACCGTCAGGCTCGTCACCGCGTCGAACAGGTCGCCGCACGCATCCGCATAATCGCCGGTGTCGACCTTCTCGACCAGCCGGACACCCAGCTTCCGAAGGTCAGGGACGAGCGACCCGGCCGGCCCGCGCGGATCCACCACCGTCTTACCGTGATGCACGCGCTGCAACTGCTGGCACCGCTCCGGAATCCACCCCGTCCCCGGACGATGCTCCACAACCTCAATGTGCGACAGACCGTCCGCCCGGGTGCCGGCGACCGCTATCGACCCCGACGACCGCGACGGCGCAACATCCACCGCGAACGTCGGACGCCCCTCAATCGCGCTATCCGCGTCCGCGCAACGCTCCCACACGTGCTTCGCGATGACGCGGTCCGCGTCGTCGGAGATGTCCGGCCACAACCCGATGCCGTCGCGCTCCGTCGCGAACTGCCGAGGCCGCAACGCGCCGCCATGCTCGCGAGCGACGTGCTCGACGCTGATCCGGATCCCCATCCCCGGATTCGCCTGCGCCCACAGCGTGCGATCCGCAAGCATGTCCCCGGTCACCTGATCCAACTCCGGGCGCCCCTCATCGAACGGCAGACCGCGCGCCTCAAGCCACTCACGCACCCCGGCCGACCACTCAAACCACGCGACACCCTCAGCGCCCGCCATCCCACGAGCCCGCACCCCGGCGAACACGACACCATGCTCCATCGTCAGCGCATCCACCGAGGATCCCGCATACCAGAGTTGCGGATTCCCGAGCACAGACCGCGCCGCCATTGTCGGCACCAGCGCACCCGTCACCGCGATAGGCAAAATCATCGCCTCGTCCAACACCACCAGGTCGCCCGTCAAGCCACGACCACCGCCACCAGTCCGGGTCTTGAACAGCACCCGATACCCGTCGCGAAGCTCGATCGCCTCCGACCCCTTGCCCTTCACCACCTTGAGCACGCGCCGATCGAACTCCGGCACCTCCTCAATCAGCGTCAGCAGCCGACGAAAGTGCTCCGAGGACGTCGCCTGCTCATGCGCCGAATGGACGATCAGCCGCTCACCGAACGAAAACAAGCCTGCGAGCTCGCGAGCTTCCAGGCAACTCCCTTTCCCATTCTGCCGCGAGACGCACAGCCCGACCTCGAACGCCGCCCACTTCCCGTCCGCACGCTCCCCCAACGCGTGAGTCAATGTGAACTGCTGCCACGGATCGAGATTCAGCCGGGCAAGCGACGCGATCTCAATCGCCTCGCGCCCCGCAGACGAAACGTACTCAGGGTGATGGCAGATCCGCGGCACCTGCAAGCCGCGCACGACGCCGCTCGCGCTGAGCGTTGATCTCATCGATGCCATCCGCCTTCACCTCCGCAGGCGCCAACCCACGCAACTCCCGAAGCGCGTCCTGCAAAGCCTTCGCGCACATCGACTTCGACGTCGCCGAGTTGTACGGATGCTCAATCTCCCTCGCCAACGCGACCGCCGACGCCGCCAACCCCGAATCAGCGACCTCCGGCGCCCGACGCCGCAAAGCCTCCACATCCCCGCGAACCGCCTCGAGCACCTCCGCAGGCCCCGCGCCCCGGAGGCCATCCGGGAACAGCTCCTCCGCCTGCTCCGCCGGCATCTCGATCAGCACCCGGCTATTGAACGGGCCGAACACGCTCACCACGTGAGCGCCGAGCGCCGACAGGTCGACGTCGGCCATCAGTGCTCAGAGATCCGCCACAGCTGCGGATTGGCGGAATACGCCAGCATGGGAAGGACGTTGGCAAGCATCGGCTCGTCCACCTTGTCCGCCTCATCCAGATACACCACATCGCAGGCGACCCCGCGGCAACTCGAACGCGTCCGAACCCGAAAGCTCAGCCGGCCGCCGTTCGCAAACTCAACGCCCTCCCGGCCGCTCGAGCGCGTCACCCTCCGAACCTGCGACGCGAACTCGGAGCCCTCGACCATGGAGGCGATCCGCAGGAACATCTCCCGCGCCGTGGCGTAGCGATGCGCCGTGAAGAGCTGATGCTCTCCCGAGAGGGCGCCCGCAACCATCCGCGCGACCGCAACGTCTCGCGTCCCCGTCATCTCAACCATGACGCCTCACCACTCCCGAGATTGCCGGCGACCCTCCACCAAACCCCGCAACCGGTTCCCCCGCGACGCCCCAGCCGACCGATTACAACACGCATGCTCATGCCCCTGATGCAGCGACTTATCCCCATCCACATGCCCAAGGTCCCAGCCGCACGTCACATCACCGCAACGAGGACACGGCTCTCCAGCCGGCGCAATCCAAACCCCACACCGCACACACCACGCATCCCCAGCCTGCACCACCGCATCCAACTGCCTCCGCAACCGCCTATGCGCCGCGCCATATCCCCGCGCCACCGTATCGCCAGCCATCCCTGCGGCCTAAAACGCGATTTGGGGGGGACGGCGA